TACCGTATCCGCTGGGCTTGGAAGAACGGCGGACGCATCTTCACGGCCACCACGCTGTGGCTATTCCCGGGCGACCGCGCCGGTGCGCTCCGCAACTTCATCAACCGCAGGCCGGAAGCGGTTTCGGCTCGCGTCGTGGAGGAGTGCTTGTGAACGCCGCGATCACCAAGGCTCGGGCGATGTATATCGAGGGTGCGCACCTTCACGGCTGCTTCGCGGACGCGGCGGTCCGGCAGCGCGGCTGGCAGCTCATGCAGCTGGCGAAGCGGATACTGCGGCGGCTCAACGTCAACCTGCACCTGTCATGAACAACAACACACCAAGGAAACCACCGGTCGGATGGAAGCTGGTCACTTGTGGGATCGTCCAAAAGGGCGACCGCCTCTGGACTCCAGAGGACGCCGAATACACCGACGCCGACCCGCTAGACGTTGAGACGCCAGTAAACGTTTGGAAGGCCGTCATCCGGAAGGAGGGCAAGTGAACCTTACCCTCTTGTCAATCATAGGCGTGGTCGGCGGCTTCATGCTGGCCGCCGTGGCGCACGCTGCGGTCGCGGCGTGGAAAGGTCGCAAGTGAGAATCACAAAGAACAATATTGACGGTTGCAACATCTACCAAATCGGAGAGCGTGGATACGGATATAACCGCAGCCTCCGTGAATGGGAGCTTTATGAAATGGGTAGCGATGGAAGCATTCAAGACTTGAACGACCGCGTAAAAACCAGATCGGAAGCCGAAAGGTGGGCAAATGAAAACCGAACCAACAACAGAGGAATACTTGAACAGGTCAATTGCCCTGCTCAATAAAATGAGAAGGCAATTAAAGCGCCGGAGGGTGAACATCCTCAGAGCTAGAATTGCGCTATTCGAAATTGTAAAAGCGTCACGATATACAACCCCACCGTGCGACCCAGATGAATTATGAATAACCATTGTCTTACACCACTGTCCCCCGACGCCCCGCACCCGTTCCGGCGCGACCCGGACGGCGGCCACGCGGTCGGCGGCGGAACGAAGGACGCGGCGTTCGAGCGGGCGCAGGCTCGTCAGTTCAACGGCTGGACGCCGGAACGCTGCCGGGCCGTGGTCGAGCGGGAGCAGGCGCACCAGGAGTGGATGGACTCGCCGGCGGGCCGGGCGTGGCTAGAGGCGCAGCCGTGGTGGAACGCGCCGAAGCCGGTCGTGCGGGTGCGGAAGCTCGGCTGGCAGGAGGACATAGTCGGCGGCGGGTTCTGGCTCTACAACGTGGTCGGCGGCGACCTTGACGGCAGCACCGTGACGCTGGAGTCGCTGCGGAAGCAGGGCTACGCGGCGGAGGTCGTGCCCTGAAAATAGTTCAAAATAAAGCTTGTCAACTTGAAAGCTTTAGGCTTTAATAGCGTCAAGATGAATGCGACAACAGTAAACCTCGAAGAGCTGACAACTTGGTCGGCGCCTAAAGAAATCGCGACCCGCATGGGCCGCAAGAACCTCCGCAAAGGTCCAGCCACCGAGTCCTTCTGGGCTGCGTGGCGCGCTGGTAAGGACGCGCTCAAGGCCGCCGGAATCTCCTGCGGCAAGGACGCCAAGACGGGCGAGTGGGAAGCGTGCTGGTGGCAGCCGCTCGACGCCGCGACGGTCGTGGCGCAGGAAGCCGCCGTGGAAGCCAGCAAGCAGGCCGAGGCGCCGCTCGACGTGAACATCCCAGCTCCAGCTGGGCTAGACTACCTACCTTTCCAGAAGGCCGGCATCGCGCTGATGGCTACCCGGGCCAACAACCTGCTCGGCGACGAGATGGGACTCGGAAAGACGGTGCAAGCCATCGGCCTCGTCAACGTCGACCCGAGCGTCCAGCGCGTGCTGGTAGTCTGCCCGGCGTCGCTCAAGCTAAACTGGGAGCGCGAGCTCGCCCGCTGGCTGGTCCGACCGCTCCGCGTGCGGGTGCAGCGCGCCGGCGAGATTTGGGTCGGCCTGCACGCGGACGTTGTGATCGTGAACTACGACATCGTGGACCGCTACATGGGTTCGATTTCCAAGACTGAATGGGACTTGCTAGTGGTTGACGAGTGCCACTACCTCAAGAACCCGAAGGCCAAGCGGACCAGCGCCGTGCTCGGCAAGAAAGCGAAGAAGGACGGCACGGGCGGCCAGCCCGGCATCATGGCCAAGCGCCGGGTGTTCATGTCTGGGACGCCGGTCGTCAACCGCCCTATCGAGCTATTCCCGATCCTGAACGCATTGCAGCCCGGCAAGTGGGGTTTCAAGCAAATGATCCGCTACTGTGCCGGGTTCCAGGGCCGATGGGGCTGGGACTTCAGCGGGGCGAGCAACCTCGACGAACTCCAGCGCGAGCTGCGGGCGACCTTGATGGTGCGCCGTTTGAAGAAGGACGTGCTGACCGACCTGCCGGCCAAGCGTCGCCAGATCATCGAGCTACCGGACGACGGGCTCGAAGCCTTGGTCGCCGAGGAGAAAGCACAATACGAGCGCAACGAAGCCACCATGATCGAGCTGCGCGCCCGGCTCGCGGTAGCCGAGCTGGCTGACGACGAAGAGCAGTACGCCGAACTGAGCAAGAAGCTGGCTGCGGCGGGCATGGTTGCGTTCGACGAGATGAGCAAGGTGCGGCACGAGATCGCACTGGCCAAGCTGCCGATGGTGATTGAGCACGTCCAGAGCGTGCTGGACCAGAACGGGAAGGTAGTCGTGATGGCGCACCACCGGGACGCGGTCGACCAGATCGCGGCGGCGTTCGCGCACGAAGGCGCGGTGAAGCTCTACGGCGGGATGGACGACGCGACCAAGGACGCGGCGGTGACGGCGTTCCAGAACGACCCGAAGTGCCGGGTGTTCGTCGGCGGCATCAAGGCGGCAGGCGTCGGGCTGACGCTGACGTCCAGCAGCCACGTGGTATTCGCGGAACTGGACTGGGTTCCTGGCGTAGTCAGCCAGGCTGAGGACCGCTGCCACCGTATCGGCCAGACCGAGAGCGTGCTGGTTCAGCACCTCGTCCTCGAAGGCTCGCTGGACGCCCGGATGGTTAAGTTCATCGTGGCGAAGCAGGACGTGATCGACCGGGCGCTGGACAAGGGCGCGCTCAAGCTCGAAGCCAAGCTGCCGGTGTTGCAGGTGACGATTGGCAGCGTCTTGGAAGAGGTGGCGGCAATCGCCCGTCCGAGCGTCAAAAACGCCGCCACGGGCCAGCAAATCTCGCCATCGGTGCCCGTAGCGGGCGACGAGCTCCGGGAGCTAGTCCACAGCGGTCTCAAGGCGCTGGCCGGCTCGGACACCGACTACGCGGCGGTGATTAACGGCGTCGGGTTCAACAAGTTCGACGGCGTGTTCGGCCACGCGCTGGCGGAGCGGTCTCGCCTGACAGACAAAATGGTCTGGGCCGGCGTCAAGCTGGTGAACAAGTACCGGAAGCAGCTTGGCGTCGAGTTCGCAGCCCGGCTGAAGGACCTGACAACACAATAAAACCTATGACTGAACAAGCACTAAAAGCACTGAAAGAGTCCATCGAGCACTGGGAACGAGTAGCGGGAGGAGTAATGAATGCTGGCGAGTCGGTCGGAGCGCCGCACTGCGCTCTTTGCCGAGATTTTAATCATACCCACAACGGCCACGAATCCTGCGACGGCTGCCCGGTTCAGGAGCGAACTGGTTATCGTGGATGCGTCGGTTCTCCATACGAACCATTTGAAGTTCTTGCGTTGAACATGACAGACAGTGCGTTTGACCTCTGGCTTCTCACCGACGAAGCCAAGGCGCTGGCTGCCGAGGAGCTGGCGTTCCTCAAGAGCTTACTGCCGTGAACCCCAAAGACCGCGACCTGCTCCGCCTCCTGCTGCTGGCAGCCGCCCTCTGGCTGCTGGCGACGTGGCTGACGGCGACGTGGCCGGTGAAGTAAACGATTATGAGCGACTGGAAATTCCTAAACCAACACCGGGCAAACTGCACTCAGTTTGTTCCTGCTCACTACTGGTCAACGCCGGACTACGGATTCAACGGCTTGTTCCGGCTTCCACACGGTAGCGGAATCGTGCGGTGCATCGCGAGCGACGGCATGGGGTGGCAGCACGTCAGCGTTTCAATCGAGCACGACAAGCGACCGCCGCGCTGGGACGTGATGTGCTGGGTGAAGGACTTGTTCTGGGAGGACGAAGACTGGGTGGTCCAGTTCCACCCAGCCAAGAGCGAGTACGTGAACCACCACCCGGGATGCCTACACCTCTGGAAGCCGACCGCAGCCGCGTTGCCAACTCCGGACTCGATCATGGTCGGTCCGAAAGGCGGCAAGTGAACAAGAAGTCCTTCGTCGCCGCCCTCGTCGCCTGCGCCTGCCTCTGCTGGTGCGTGCGCGAGCTGGCGCGGGCCTGGGTCGCCGTGGCCGCCATCGAAGCCGGAGCGCCGGTGTGGAAGAAAGGAACGAAGTGAGCAGCCGCTGGCCAGACGCGTGGACGCCGGAACCGAAGCGCAAACACAAGCGGCGGCAGAGCCGGAAGCACTCGAGCGACCCGATTGGCCGCGACGTGCGGAAACACTACTTCGAGCTGCGGGCGAATATGGAGAACCAGTCATACAAACTTTTCGCAAAATAAAGCTTTGCTTTCCTCGCAACCGGGCGCAAGCTTGGGGCGTCCGGGGAAACTTGGGCCGGCGCGTGAGAACGCCGTTACGTGAAATATGAGACAAAACAAAAACTCAAAACTGTTACCGCGACGACCTTTCAAATCCGGATTCTGTCCGGTCGCGATTCTCACCGGCGCGGTAGCAGCTTTGAGTCTTTGGAGGTCTAATGTTTGCTAAGGTGTTCAATCAAATCTTTGACAGCAGTATCGTCGAAGACCCTGAATTGCGGTTTACTTTCATGGATCTACTTGTGCTGGCAGACGCCGGCGGAGTAGTTGACATGACTCACGAAGCAATCGCACGGAGGACAAACCGACCACTTGAAACCATTCGCAAAACCATACTGATACTCGAAAGTCCAGACGAACGCAGCCGGACGCCAGACGAGTCTGGGAGGCGGCTAAAGCGCCTTGACGAGCACCGGGACTGGGGTTGGCTGATCATCAACTACGAACGCTTCCGCAAGACTGCCAGCGAGGAACAAAGGCGCGAGAAAACGGCTGCCAGAGTCGCAAAATACAAGGCAAAACTCCAGCAAAACAGCCTCACTAACGCTCCGCTAACGCTCGCTAACGCCGCTAACGCCATGCAGAGGCAGAGGCAGAAGCAAAAGGAGAAGGAAGGGGAAGGCGCTATCGCGCCAGCTTTGAAGCTGCTACCAGAAGAAGCGGAAGTGTGGAACTCAAAAGCCTCCCTTCGGAAAGTAGCGGTGCTGTCGCCCGGCAGGTCAACCGCGCTCAGAGCCCGCCGCGCTGACGCTTACTTTGTAGCGAACTGGCGTGCGGCGCTTGACCGGATCGCGAAGTCCGACTTTTGCAACGGGAAAAACGACCGGGGGTGGCGGGCCGACTTCGACTTCTTCCTGAGGCCGGACACGGTGGTGAAAGCGATGGAGGGAAAGTACGACAATCGCGGACAGCCGCAACCCTCCGGCCTGCCGCCCCGGCGCATCGTGAACGGGAACTACTGAAATGACTCCGCACGTCAACGGATTCAAGCGGGCTTTCAAGCCGGCAGCGTGCGCCAGTTCCCCGCCGCAACCTCCCCAAGCAGCCCCGCGCAAGGTTCAAGCAAAGAGCGCGACGAGGACCGACCGACTGCCGCCGCACGCGCCAGAGGCGGAGCAGGGCGTGCTGGGGTGCGTGTTGTTGTCGCCGAACGACTGCTTGAACCAGTGCGCCGAGAAGCTGAAGGCCGGAGCGGAAGTGTTCTACGACCTGCGCCACCAAGAAATCTACAAGGCGCTGCTGGACATGCAGGCCGAGCGGCTGCCGATCGACATCATCAGCGTGCAACAGAAGTTGAAGGACAAGCAACTGCTGGACGAGATCGGCGGGATACCGTACTTGAACTCGTTGCAGGACTCCGTGCCGTCGGCTGCGAACCTGAGCTACTACCTAGAAATCGTCGAAGAGAAGGCGGTGCTCCGCAACCTGATCAAGACATGCACGGAAGCGGTCGGCAAGGCTTACAAGTTCGACGGCGAAGTAGACGCGCTGCTAGACGAGGTGGAGCGCGACGTGCTGAAAATATCGGAAGCGCGCCAGCAAACAGAGAACGACGAAGAGATCAAGGGGCTCGTCCGGAAGTCGATCAGCCACATCGAAGTGCTGTTCGAGAGCAAGGGCAAGATCACCGGCGTGCCGACCGGGTTCGTGGACCTCGACCAGATGACCGACGGGATGCACGGCGGGGACATGATCGTGCTGGCCGGCTACCCGAGCACCGGCAAGACCTCGCTGGCGATGAACATCGCCGAGCACGTCCTGCTGGTCCACCACCTGCCGGTAGCGGTGTTCACCTACGAGATGTCTCCGGAGTCGCTGGTTACTCGGTTCATCTGCTCGCATGCCCGGGTGAACCTCCGCAACGTGCGGCAGGGCTACTTGAGCGAGTCCGACTTCCCGAAGCTGACCAGCACAGCTGGGAAGGTGAGCGCGTCCAAGATGCACATCGTCAAGGCGAGCGGCCTGAGCGTCGGCCAGCTCCGGGCCAAGGCGCGGCGGCTGCACCAGCAGCACGGCATCAAGCTGGCGGTGATCGACTACCTCCAGAAGATCCCGGCGGACGGACGGGTGGACAAGCGGAGCGACGCGGTGGCGCTGGTGTCGAACGGCGTGAAGGACCTGGCGATGGAGCTGAACATCCCGGTGCTGATACTGAGCCAGCTCAACGCCGATGGCGGGCTGTTTATGTCGAGCGAGACAGGTATGGACGCGGACACGTTGATGAAGCTACGCGTGGACAAGTCGGACGAGTCGTGGGCGAACAGCGACGGCGTGCCGGTGGCGCTGGACATCGAGAAGCAGCGCAACGGGCCGACCGGGACAGTGCAGCTCACGTTCTTGAGGCCCTACACACGGTTCGAGAGCGCGGCGAAAGTCAGCGACGAAGACTTGCCAGAAAGCACACTAGAAGACCAACACCGGGCTAGTCTTGACAAGACGGTTGCTGAGCAGCGCAACCCGCACAATGATTGATGAGCAACTTAAAGCCTGCCCGTTCTGTGGAGGTGAAGCGGAATATGTGGCAACACAACACATCCGAGTCAGGTGCAAAAAGTGTTTTGCTGGTACACTAGCCTACCTCGACGTTGGAGGAACGACAATGCAGGAAGCCGCCAAACTTTGGAACGTAAGAACAGAAAAAAAAACCAATATGACCGCAAAGCGTTACAACGAATTGAACGGACCGGAAGAGCACAAGCTTACTCAGGACGAAATCAAAGAAGGATGGCATTTCTGCTACGAGTTCGACGGGCTGTGCCGGAACTCAAACGAAGAAGATTTCAAGTGCAAATGTAACGAGTTTCAAAACCAACCAAAGAAAG